ACGGCAAGCGTCACGCAGCAATCTGTCATAACTGCTGGAATCCCGACCGCCCGTGGATTCGCAATGCAGGTGGTCACGACCACATCCAACAACTCGGCAGAAGTTGTGTTGATGGAGCAGCGCATTGAAGATGTCGCAACGCTGAACGGCCAACAGGTTGTGCTCAGTTTTTGGGCAAAGGCAAACTCTGGTACACCCAAGATTGGTGCTGACCTTGAGCAGAACTTTGGTTCTGGTGGCTCAACAACTGTTTCTGTGACTGGGCAAAGCGTTACAATTTCAACGTCGTGGGCAAGGTATTCGCTTGTTTATACAATCCCGAGCATTTCTGGAAAGACTGTTGGGTCGTCTAGTTACTTGTCGTTGTTTCTTTGGTTCAACGCTGGTTCGTCGTATGCGACTCGTTCTGGGTCGATTGGTAATCAGGCCAACACGTTCCAGATTTGGGGTGTCCAGTTGGAGGGCAACTATCAGCCGACCCCGTTCGAGCAGCGGCCCATCGGTGTTGAACTGCAACTCTGCCAGCGGTACTATGAAAAGTCGTACAATATTGGAACAGCCCCAGCAACAAGCACGTCAACTGGTTTGTGGATTCATAGTGGGACAAGCGACGGAAGCGGAAACATGTACGCAAGCATCCCGTACGCTGTGCAAAAACGTGCCGCTCCAACACTTACGTTTTATAGAAGCAGCGGAACATCTGGCAGTTGGTCGTATGGCCGTAATGGTGCCACCGGATTCGGCACGATGTACACGGGAACATTAGGCGAACATCATGCTTACGTTTACTGCGACATCGCTTCAGCGTGGGCTGGTGCTTTCATGGAAGGCCACTTTGTAGCGAGCATTGAACTATGACCACATATCGTTTGCATACAACGCCGTCTGGGATACAGATGATTTACCGTGTGATTGATTGTGCGTGGATTCCACCCGATGAGGCAAACACGGATTATCAAGAGTATTTGAAATGGGTTGCTGAAGGTAATGTTGCTGAGGAGTTTTCCTGATGGGTTTGTCTAGCATCCTTGCGCCTGGGTCGATAGCGAAACCTGGGGTTTGCACGTCGTCCACACGGCCAGCCAGCCCGTATGAGGGCCAGGTCATCTACACCACCGACACGGACCTGCTGCAAATCTGGAACGGCACAGCATGGCGCACCCTGGCGTTCGGCACCCCAACCAACGGGACCGTCCTGCAAGTCGTAAGAGGAACAAAAACTGGTGGCGTAACAAATAACACAACATCTTTTGCAACAACTGGGTTGAGTGCTTCAATCACACCAACTTCAACAACGAGCAAAATCCTTGTGACAGTTGCACAAAATTGGCTTACTGGAACATCAACCGTGTGCGAAATGCAGTTGCGTCGAAGTGGTACAACTGTTGACACGTTTGGCCATATGTTGTTGAACGACTCAAACGTCACAATCGGTTATTCCTGCACTACGTCGCTTGATTCACCTTCTTCAACATCATCATTGACGTATGAAACGTTTTTCCGTCGTGTGACTGGTGCTGGGGCTTGCATAGCAAATTATTCAGACCCTAATGGGACTGGTTTGTCTACGATTGTTTTGATGGAGGTGGCTGGCTGATGGCAATCTCTAGTAACGCAACCGGCATATATTGCATCACCATCGGCCCCAAGTTCTACGTCGGTTCCTGCGCAGACTTCACAGCACGGATGAAAGAACACACCCGCAAACTTGGATACGGCACCCACATCAACAAGTTCATGCAAGCAGCCTTCAACAAGTATAGCACCTTTGACGCTGAACTGATTGAGGAGTGCGACATTGAAGCGTTGGAAGCCACCGAACAGGGGTACATCGACCAATGGTTCGGCCACGACAACTGCATGAATCTGCGCCCATCTGTCTCCACCATGCTCGGGTTCAAGCACAGCGACGAAACCAAAGAGAAAATCCGTCGTATCAGAACCGGCACCAAGTTGACCGAGGCGACCAAAGCGAAGTTGCGGATTGTCCATGCTGGCCGTCTACATACCGAAGAATCCAAGAAGAAGATGTCGCAGGCGTTGACTGGCAAGAAACGTACACCTGAACAGAAACTTGCGAACAGCCAACGTAAGCGTCGATATTCGGATGAGCAATGTCAAGAAATGATTGACCGTGTTGCGGCTGGTGAGTCGCAGGGTTCTGTTGCCCGTGCTTTTGGTTGTACCCAGAGCGCTGTCCATGCCATTGTGCATCGCAAGCGTTTGTATCAGGAGGTTTGCTGATGGCTATATCCAGTTCAAGCACAGGGCTGCGGCCTGGGGTTTGCACCTCAACCACCCGCCCCACCAACCCATATTTGGGACAAATTATTTATCAGACCGACGACGGGCAGATGCTTGTTTGGAATGGTTCTTCGTGGGGGACTCTTAACACAACAGCAAATGGAAATGTTATCATCAATGGTAACTTCGATATTTGGCAAAGGTGGGTTGCAACATCTATTAATGTATCTGCTGGAACTACTGCCTATACAGCAGACAGATGGTTTTTATCGCCAATTGGCGCAACTATGGGCGCAGTCCGCACAACAAACATTCGTAGTGGCTCTACTGCACGATACGTTTATGAAATCACACCAAATGGTGTTGGCGGAAGCACATGTCGTTTGGGTCAGCGCATAGAAGCAGCAAACGTGCCGAAGTTGCGTGGAACAGTGACCTTTTCCGCATGGATTTTTAATAATACTGGTGCGACAATCACCCCAAACCTACTCATAGGGACACCTTCTGCTGCTGACAACTTCACAACAGTCACTAACCTCCTTACACAATCACTTCAGTCTTGCGCAACATCAACTTGGACACGTGTTTCACACACTGTTGATATTTCTGGTTATACAAACCTAACAAATGGTCTGCAAATTGAAATAGAAACATCAAACCACACTACATTTGGAAAGATTGTTCGTATCTCGGAAGTGCAGTTAGAGTTGGGTTCAAAAGCGACCCCGTTTGAGCAGCGGCCGTTTGGTGCTGAACTAGCACTCTGCCAGCGGTACTACTACAGGTATGCAAACGCCAGCGGAAACGGCGGCGGACTGGGATACATCACAGGATTCTCTGCAACTAGAGGATTTGGTTATATCTACATTCCAACAGAAATGCGTGGGGCAATCACGATTACCCCAACAGGATGTCAGTTTGATTCATTGTCACTTTCTAACGTGGGCAACATCACGGCACTAACACCTTACCCATCAGTTGCAAATGCTGCCAACACAACAACATTGATGGTTGACTGCACATTGAACGCAGGTGGCGTTGCTGGCACCCTCTATCATTTCAGGGTGGCCAGCAGCGGCTCTATCCAGTTTTCGGCGGAGTTGTAATGTACGCACTAGTTCGTTCTGTAGAAACCAATGAACCGTATGCCGTCATTAGGTTGTCGGATAACGCTGGTATTCCTATGAGCGATGACAACTCCGATTACCAGCAGTACCTAGCGTGGCTCGCTGAAGGCAACGAACCTGAACCGTGGAACCCTGAGTGATTTCGGTTATAACGCCGACGTACAACACCCCGCCTGACACCCTCGCCCGAACCTGGGCCAGCCTCAAAAACCAAACCCACACCGACTGGGAATGGGTCGTCCTAGACGACAGCCCCAGCCTTGAAACCTGGCGGCACATCTACGGCCTCTGCGCCGACGAACGCTACCGAATCCGGGCATACCGACCCCACACCCCCAGCGGCGGCAACATCGGAGCCGTCAAGCACGACGCCTTCATGCTCGGCAGAGGCGACATCCTGGTCGAACTAGACCACGACGACGCACTAACCCCCGACTGTCTGGCAGAAATCCACCAAGCGTTCCAAGACCCCGAGGTCGGGTTCGTCTGGTCCGACTGCTGCGAACTGTTCCCCAACGGCGAATCAGGCCGCTACCCCGAAGGCTGGGGCCTCGGCTACGGCTCCGACTACTGGGACGAACAGCACGGTGTCTGGGCGATGCGAGTCCCCATGAACCGGGTGACCCTCTCCCACATCGTCTCAGCCCCCAACCATGTTCGGGCATGGCGGGCATCCGTCTACCACACCATCGGAGGACACAACCCCAGCCTCCCGGTCGCAGACGACTACGAACTGATAATCCGAACAGCCCTCGCCACCCGCTGCCACCACATCCCCAAAATGCTCTACAAGCAGCACATCGGGGCAGGCACAGCGCAACGCACAATGAACGGGCTGATACAAGAACTAGTGCCGCAGATTCATGCGAAATATGCAGCCGAATTGGATGCAGCGTACCCTGCTAATATCGGACCATGATGAAAAAGTCTGGCATGAAGCACGAAAAGATGGAAGGCCCGATGGAGCGTATGAAGGAATACGGCTCGAAGAAGGGCGGCATGAAGAAGAAGGCCAAGAAGCGTGGCAAGTAAGAAGGCGAAGAAGGTCGCCAAGGTCATGCGAGAATTCAAGGGCGGCACCCTCCACTCCGGCAAGGGTGGACCCGTCGTGAAGAAGAAGGCTCAGGCTGTCGCTATCGCCATGTCCGAAGCAGGCATGGCTCGGAAGGGCAAGAAGAAGAAGTAAATGGCAACTATCGGTCAGGTCATCACCCGCACCCAGCGGCAACTGCTGTCTGGGGTGGTGGAGGAACGCAACAAGATCGCAGCGACAATCACTGCTTCCGCTACGTCTTGCGTCCTGTCTTATGACCTGGGTTCCGTGCGTACTGGCTCGGTGTTGGAGATTGACGCTGAGCAGTTGTATGTGTGGGAAGTTGTCGAGTCCACGAAAACTTTGACTGTTGAACGTGGTTTTAATGGCACTACTGCTGCTGCGCATACGGGTGGCACGGTTGTGATTGTTAATCCACGGTTTCCCCGTGCACAGGTTCTTGAAGCGGTCAACGATGAACTGGGCGACTTGTCTAGTCCGGTGAACGGTCTGTACCGCATCAAGGTTTTGGACCTAACGTACAATTCGGCTGATAGGCAGATTAACTTGCCGACAGCGAGCGACATTATCGACATTGTGGATGTCCGTTACCGCTACATCGGTTCGGATTACAAGCAGGTGACGAACTACAAACTGTTGCGGAACATGCCAACTAAAGATTTCGGTTCTGGGTATGCGTTGCAGATTGACTCGCCAACAATGAACGGCGACCTGCGTATCACATACAAGACGTGGTTTACCCGTGCGACCGCAGAAGTGGACAACATCCAAAACATTTGCGGGTTCCCTGAGTCTGCTGAGGACATTCTTGTTATTGGTGCACAGATCAGGTTGATGGCTCCCCGTGAAGTGAAACGGAATTTCACTGAGTCGCAGGGCGATACTCGCCGTTCGGATGAGGTTCCGCCTGGGGCTGTCGGTAACTCGATTACGAACTTGTTGCGTATGCGTCGTGACCGTATTACGGCTGAGGCGCAGCGGTTGGCTCGCCTGTATCCGACGTTCTTGCAGCGGGCGTAACCCGTGGCTGTTGCTACGTTCACCCTCCCGTTTTTCGGGACCCCAGCGTTTTACTCTGGCACGGGCCAGACAAGCCTGGTGCCGTCGTTGTATCCGGTGGCTATCAACGGTCGCCCGTACATGGTCGATCAGAAGTCGGGCCAGTTTGCCCGTGAGTATGAACCTCGGGTGCGTGATTCGCAGGACATTTCGACTGCTCCTGGTGAGGCGGCTATCAACCCTGGCGGGTTGTGGCGGCGAGGCCAGGACTCATGGCATCTAGGTGCAGGCCAACGGTATGCGGATACGGCTGAGGCGCAGGACTACAGGTTCTACAAGTCGAAAGGTATTGACCCGTGGACTAAGGGCCAGATCAGCCTGTTGAACACCACGAAAGTTTCTCTGTCTAA